TTCACGTTTTCAAACCCGACAGCAACGGATGAGTGCTGCGCGTTCACGCTGTTTCTCACCAACGGTGGATCACAGACCGTCAACTGGCCCGCCTCTGTTGATTGGCCCGCTGCAACTGCACCAACACTAACGGCTTCTGGTCTGGATATCCTTGTTTTCACGACTGTTGATGGCGGGACGATCTGGCACGGTATGGCCGCAAGCACGGCGAGTTCCTGATATGCCTAGCCCCAAAAAGATGATGATGGCCGCTGCTGGATCGGCTGGTGGCGGGGCAGCGGGGAACATTTGGGCGTGGGGTCTCGGCACTAACGGAGCCAACGGTCAAGGCAACACAACTACATATTCTTCCCCCGTGCAAGTTGGTGCGGAGACCGATTGGGTTCAGCAAGTCATGGGTCCAAATAGCCACTGGGGGGTAAGAAGCGACGGAACCCTGTGGGGTTGGGGGGATAATACCTCTGGGCAGATTGGAAATGGCAACACAACCCACTACTCGTCTCCTATCCAGATTGGTAGCGCTACAGATTGGGCAGACGAAGATGTCTCTCTCTCTAAGAACAATCTCAGCAGCGCCTACATAAAGGCGGACGGAAAACTGTGGTGTTGGGGGGCTAATAGCTACGGTCAAGGTGGTCACGGGAATACGACTGTCTACAGTTCTCCCGTGCAGGTCGGCGCGCTCACGGACTGGGCCTCTGTCTGGTCTCGATGGGCCGGGAAAAACGCCACAAAAACAGATGGCACTCTGTGGGGATGGGGAGCAGGTGGCTTCGGAGGAGGGGGCTGGGGGTCTAGCACTTCATATTCCTCCCCAATACAGATTGGCGCACTAACCGATTGGGGCGGAGCGGTCTTCCCTACCGCCGAGGGCAACAACGTCGGGGCCGTAAAAGCCGACGGGACTCTGTGGGGCTGGGGCCGTAACTACTACGGCTCACTCATGCTAGGGAACACGACGGCTTACTCCTCTCCCGTGCAAGTAGGTTCGGATACTAACTGGGCTGATGTCGCCGCCGACGAGTGGTCTAGGGTGGCGATAAGAACAGATGGCACACTGTGGGCAGCGGGCAAAAACAACGTTGGACAGTTGGGTCTAGGTAACAAGACTAATTATTCATCCCCTGTTCAGGTTGGTTCCCTTACCGACTGGGCGGAAGTTCAGATGGCTTTCGCATATGTCCTAGCCCGAAAAACAGATGGGACTATTTGGTCTTGGGGGGCGGGAACAAACGGCCAGAAAGGTTCAGGAAGTACGGCCTCCACCTCGTCCCCTGTACAGATAGGGGCGGCGGCGGATTGGTTGCTTATCCCCAAACTGGGTAGCCCGCACGGTGGTGGAGGCGTCAGACAGGTATGATATTGCTATCCTCCCTCCCCCGCTCGGGGTCCACCCTTTTGTCCTCCCTGTTAAACCAAAGGCCCGACACACATGTTGGGTCAACCAGTAACCTATCCGAGATTATAGGTGCCGTCCTGTGCGCGGACACCGACAGGATAGAAGCACGCGCCAGTCGGCGGCAGAAGGACGACATGTACCGTACAATGCGCTCTATTGCTGACGCACACTACGGGGTCCAAACAGAGCAGTTCGTGTTTGATAAATCTCGTTCGTGGAGCAGTCGGGGCAATATAGACCTGCTCGACACGGCGCTGGATGCGACACATAAAGTTATTATAACCTTGCGGCCAACGGCTGAGTGCATTGCCAGCTTCATTCGTATGCAGGGCTGTGGCTCTGTATCAGAGTTCTGGAACAGCCAAGCTGGACTAGTATTCAAAGAGGTCCATAGATCAACACAAACCCTATACGAAAGCGGTCGTCCAGAGGTTCTGTTCATCCAGTACCACGACCTTATTCGGGACACACAAGCGGTCATGGATACGGTGGCGGACTTCGTTGGACAGCCCATCTTTGGTCACGACCTATCGGACATCCCCCAATCTGAAGAGAACGACGAGGCGTGGGGTATAGATGGTTTGCATGAGGTGTTTCCTACGATCCGCTATCCGCGAACAGACGCACTTTCTGCGCTGGGCGCGGTAGACTTCGACACCTACAGCCGGTTGGATTTCTGGGTGGAGCAAGCGCCGTGCGGGCAGCACCTTCTCGATACACAGTTGCAACTGAGCCTGTCCGGTCAATTCGATAAAGGCTGGGAGGCCTCTAACAAGCTGATGAAGACGGACCCTAACAATAAGCGGGTCCGGTTCAATCGCGGCTGGTACGAGATGTATCGCGGCAATCTACTAGAGGGGCAAAAACTGCTAGACGAGGGGCGGTACATTGATGTCTTCGGCAACCGCCATTGCGGCAACCCCGCTCCGGTCTGGGATGGTAAGGCACCGGGAGATGTCATGCTTGTGCTGGAGGGTGGGCTGGGCGACCAGATGCACGGGCTGCGCTACATACGAGAGATAAACCCCTCCGTTATTTCTTGTTCCAGAGAGTTGTTTGAGTTGATCCCAGACGGGCCTGTAAAGGTTACGAGCGAAGCTGCTTCGGGTGTGTTTTGTGACTTCTGGGTTCCATCTATGTCTGCCGTCACAATCTTGGGGTGGGAGTATGAAGACCTAGAGGGCTCCTCCTACATCAAACGAACGGCTGATGTTGTGCCGGGTCGCGTTGGTGTCCGTTGGCAGGGCAATCCCCGCTTCGAGCATGAGCAGCACCGACTATTTCCCTCTAACCTGTTGTTCGATGCAGTCGAAGGTCTGGACTGCGTGTCCTTGCAGCGCGATGAAGGTGTCGAGCATAAACCGGAGTGGATGCCGCAAGCCGACGTGTCTGATTGGGAGGCCACCCGTAAATCTATCAGTGAATGTGAGCGAGTGGTTACGTCTTGTACCAGCGTTGCTCACCTGTCGGCTGCAATGGGTGTCGAGACCTTTATCGTCGTCCCGATTTTGCCGTACTATTTATGGGCGTTACCGGGTTCCACGACACCCTACTACGACAGCGTGACGTTGCTGCGACAAACAAAATTCCAATCTTGGTCGGAACCCTTCAAGGCACTGGCCGGTGTGTTAGAGGAGCGACTTGCTAATGCCGCATAATAAAATACTTGTAATGGGCTTGCCGGGGTCAGGCAAAAGTCACCTAGCAGAGGCTCTTGCCAAGGGTCTTGGTGGCGTATGGATTAACGCCGACAAGGTGCGGACGGATTATGACGACTGGGACTTTTCCCCCGAGGGCCGTATGCGCCAAGCCATGCGAATGAAGTTTCTGTCGGACGGTGTTGTCCAAGCGGGTAAGGTGGCCGTGGCCGACTTTGTGTGTCCCACTGACGCGGCTCGTGAAGCCTTTGGTGCAGACTTCGTGATCTGGATGGACACGATAGAAGAAGGCCGCTTTGAAGACACGAACGCGATGTTTGAAAAGCCGGAGAACTGCGATTATCACGTCACAAGCTGGCTGACGGACATAACTGATTTACTCTCTCACTTTGAGACGGGCGAGAAAACAATGAACCGACAGAACCCCACGGTTCAGATGTTGGGACGCTACCAGCCGTGGCACGAAGGGCACCGTGAGCTATTTAAGAAAGCCCACGCCAAGACCGGACAAGTCGCTATCATGGTGCGAGATACCGGCGAGGGCTGGTTTGACAAGAGCGATCTTGTAGCTGACCTGACAGAGCAGGGCTTTGCATATGGGGTGGACTACGAAGTCCTTGATGTACCAAACATTGTCAACATCACCTACGGGCGTGGCGTGGGCTACAAGATTGAGCAGGAGCATTTGGGTGATGCTATCGAAAGCATCTCAGCCACAGCTATACGAGAAGCCAATGCATCTTGAGATCATCCTCTGCACTTACGATCATGAAAGTGTTCACCCGCGTCGGTTCGATAAGCCGAAGCGCGACATTGTGTGGCGCTCTGTCCGATCATTGATGACTGCAATTAAGAACGCCCCTGACCGATACGACATCAACCTCGTTGTACTGGACGACCGATCTACTGACGCGACACAGGACTTCCTGCGATGGGAGACAGCCTTCCTTGGCGACAAGGTGAGTATCGAAACTCTCTCCGGGACGGGTAACAACGCATCCATGCTGGAGCGCCTTCAACGCGGCAAGGTCAGCAACGCCGATCTTGTCTACATCGTAGAAGACGATTACCTCCATTACCCCGACGCTCTGGCTGTTGCGTTAGACACTTGGGAGAAGTTCTATCCCCTCAACCCCCTACCTCTGATGGGTATGAGCCTCGTTGATTGCGCCAGCAACTATCGCTTCGACAAGTATGGGCGCAACGACAGAAAAGGCGACGGGTCTATAGCCCACATTATTGGCGGGACAGACAGACCGTGGCGCACCATCAGTCACACGGGCGTCACATTCTTGCTAGAAAAAGGTGTGCTTCAGAACCACTGGCAACCCTTTGAGGAGATCGGCTACTACTGGCCGTATTTTGAAGAAGAGGTCACGTTCAACAAACTATGGAACACGTCGGTTGGGATGTACTGTCCGTTAGTGCCATTGGCCTACCACCTCTGGGAAGACCACCCATACTACCCCGTCAAAGACTTGTGGGAAGACAGTAACCCCACTGATCTCAAACTTGTAAGCGCTGGAGTTTAAAATGAATTATGCACACATCACAGAAGACGGGACCGTCGATTACCGTGGCGCTCTCCCCAAGAACTGGGGCAATACCTCCGGCCTGAATATGGCCGACGACGGCGCTCTCAAAGAAATGGGCTGGCTTCCGTTGACCATCCAAGAGGCAGTCATGGGGCCGGATGATACCAATGATGGTTTCGAGGATGTTGTAACTGCCGATGGTGTTACGACCATAATGGGGTCGCGACCCATGACGACTGAAGAGATTGCTGATCGTGATCGTGGGCTGGTGCTGCAAGAGATCGAGCGCCTCGAAGAAGAGGTGACACCCCGTCGTATGCGTGAGGCGGTGCTTGGAACTGACGGCGGTTGGCTGGCTACTCAGGACGCCCTGATCGCTGCTGAACGCGCAAAGCTATAGACCATGACCGACGAGCTTAAAACCGGCCTCGACTTGGCCGCTGTGGCTGGCGGGATTGGCTCGTGGTTCGCACTAATACCTGACGTGGCGGCAATCCTTTCTATAATCTGGCTGGCGCTTCGCATTTGGGAGACCGAGACGGTCAAGCGCTGGACGGGGCGCGACTGATGGACGGCGCAATCGACATACGCCTCATCATTAGTGTTGGCGGCATCTTGTTCTCGGTGGCCGGAGCTGCGGCTGTCGGCAAGATGTCAATCCGGGTAATCCAAGAAACTCTACGAGACCTAGAGGGGCGGATGCGCAAAATAGACCAGCGCATTGATCACCTCGATAATGGCGAGGCGGTGGTAAAGCAGCGGCTCGACATCCTTGCCAAGATGAACGCGCCTGATGTTTTGGAGCGCCGAAATCGAGAGGTAGCCATCATGCTCTCCGACATTGCGTATCTGCGGGAAGAGGCGTCGCGGATGCATAAAATGCACAACGGAGTCCATCCAGTTGTGCCAAGCGAAAGGAAGGCAACATGATTGGTTTAATCGGTGCGATCCTGCCCTCAGTAATGGAGGTGGCCGGAAGGTTTCTACCTGAAGACAAGGAAAAGAGAGCAGCGGCGGAGCGAGAAATCGAGGCGCAGCTTACGCTCCACTTAGCGAAGATCGACCTCGCTCAGTTGGACATCAACAAGACAGAAGCGGCGCACCGTTCCGTGTTTGTTAGCGGATGGAGACCGGCTATCGGATGGACGTGCGGCGCTGCAATGGCACTTAACTTTCTTATATTTCCGCTTGCCTCTTTCGTCCTCGCGCAAACAGGTCATCTTATCGAGTTGCCGACGCTGGACATGAGCGAGATGATGCCGGTGTTGATGGGGCTCCTCGGGTTGGGGGGCCTCAGAACCGTGGAAAAGCTCAAGCGGGTGAGTAAATGATGAATGAACTGAGAGAGTTGCTTGAGGCTGACGAGGGTGTGAAGCACGAGGTCTACCTCGACCACCTCGGCAAGGCGACGACCGGCATTGGACACCTTATCCTCGAAGATGATGACGAACACGGTTGGCCGGTAGGTGCGCCGGTCAGTGAAGAGCGGGTGTCAGAGTTGTTTGCGCAAGATGTCCAGACCGCGCTGAAGGACGCTTTGTGGCTACAGCCTGAGCTAGAAAGCTGGCCCATCCCCGGACAGATTACTGTCGTCTCGCTGGCGTTCCAGCTTGGCGCGCCTCGCTACTCAAAGTTCGTAAAACATCACGAGGCTCTAGAAGAAGAGCACTGGATGACGGCGGCGGCGGAGTTGCGAGACAGCAAACTGTATCGCCAGACGCCAGAGCGCACTGAGCGACACGCCCAGCGGCTTGAAAGTCTGGCCTAGCGAAACGACCGAGACCCCAGCAACTGCCCCCACAGTATCTCGGCGTTTTCCAGTTCGTTATACGACCGCTGGGACAGGCCGCGATCAATAGCCAGCCGCTTTCTGTCCTGCAAAATCAGAGACTGCGATTTGCGACGTTCCGAATCAACTTTCGCTTTTGCCTGCCGAGCCAACGCCTGCTTGATAAGCTGCTCTTCCTTATACATAGCGTCGAAGCAAGATGCATGATACTGCCGGCCTTTGCTCGTCTTACCGCACCGACTACAGGTAAATGCCCTCATGTCTCTAACTCCCTGATCGTCGTAATACTTGCCACAATGCTGCCGTCACTAAGCCGGACGTCGTAACGCGGCTCGCTCTCAAATGTGCGACCGACAACACTGGCGATCTTTTCGTCGCCGTCAATGACGACAATTACGCGCTGGTTCAATTCGTACATCTTATTTTACCACCCGCCAGACAGTGACGCTGTTCATATGATTATGTCGTTCAACTGGCTTGGCGTAGCCATCCTTCTGGATCCAGCCCATAAGAGAGAGCGCCCTAACCCCGCTCACCCATGTGTTGTGATGTAAGCCGTCGGGTAGCTGCACGCCTGCGCTAGAACAGGCGCGACGCAGTTCGCTACCCCGTATAAAGGCTTTGTCTGACAGGTAAGTGTCGGCAACTTCTAAGTACGCCCGCACAAAATCAGGCGACACAGCCATTGCTTTCCCCCAGCACTTATCCGCCAACCGCATAGCGTTCTCCATCCGGCTATCTACCATTGCGCTGATCCTCTCGTAGAGCTGCGGCAAATGCTTTGACCTTGTCTGCGTTGGCCGCCTTAACCCAGACCTGTATGCGGCGATAACCGTCGTCGCGCAGGCGCTGCTCGTACTCCTTCTGCCTCTCGGCTGCTCTCTTAGACATAGCTTAATTCCTCGTCGCTAGTTCTGCGCCGCAGGCAAGATACCCGCAGCCATCAATCCAGTTGTCCATGTTTCTGGCGTTGCTTTTAATCCGCGCCACTTTTAACAGCGACATCATAACGGCAACGTCAGAGCCTGTCACCCCTACACCGAGATGGGTAGACCAGTAGCTGGCAATAGTCGCGAAGTTCTCCGCCATGTCGCCGTGCTCCTCTGCCCGGTCCTTGGTGATGTAGTTCTCAGCCGTGCGCAGAACAGTTGATCGGGTAGCGGGGAAGTCAAACTCGAGTTGCGTGCTCACTGCTCTTCCCCCCAAGTCTTCGCTGATATGGAGCCCTTGCCGCGCCCCTTTGCAAGCGCCGACTTCTTGATCTTTGACTCAACAGTGCCGTGCGCCCAACGGCCAAAAACAATATCCCGCAGATCCATGCC